AATCCATCTGGCATTTCCGTAGAATCTAGCCATAAGAACTCAGTATTACGCTTACATCCATTGCATTTGAACTGCGTGTAACTAGTCACGATTGATCAGCTCATGGCATCTAAAGCATGTGCCATCCTTGAATACTCGATCATCATCACAGACTTCACATTTAATAACAGATTGCTCTAAATGCACACCATTGTCATCCATGACAACATGGACACCACGTCCATTTATGAAAGCAATATAGCCCACGATTACTCCTTGTCCTTTGGAAAGTACCACGCGCCGGTACTGGTTTGTTTAGCCCAAATCGCATGCTCTTTAATATTGTCTAAACAGATATAACCATAAAACGGCTTCTTGGTTGTCTTGCTTAGACCCTTCTTTAATGCCATGCCCTTAGCGCAGCCGCATTCTGGCGGTGGATTCGGTGCTTCTGGCACAGCTGTAGTCCAATCACTAGAACCCCACTGCACAGGATCATCTAGTTTAGTTTCTACACTAAAGGATTCTCCAGTGTTTGCAACTCTTTCCATTTCGACTCGGCTAGGTCGTGCACCTTTTTTCGAATAGATGTAGTTAGCCAAAGCACGGCCGATTGCAGAAGATTCTGCCAGTTCACAAGCAAACTTATTAAAGCTCGAACCAGTGCGTATTTCCGATGCCCAACCAGTCGCAACTGGAGTCGCATCAGCCGTAGTTCTGTATAACCTAGCAACAAACACAAATTCATCTGGATTAGAATTTGGCCTATTGACCAGTTCTGTCTGAATAGACCCATCTTCATTATCTTTCCACCATTTCTCTAATCTTTCTTCTACAGTTTCGTAATTGCTTAAATCAAACGCCATTATTCTTTCCAATCAAACTCGGAGTCTTGTTCTGCTTCGAGCACTGTCCTATAGATAGCACCATAGGCGATAAAGTCTTTAACTGAGTCGTAGTGATCTGGAGTTTCAGTAAGCCTAGAAACCTTGACCAACGCCATACATAAAGCAGCTTGGTGTGGTGTGATTGGGTGATCAAGATATGCAGACCACAATCCTGCGATTCTTTGGTGGTTGTAGTATGGGTGTCCATAGACACTTCCACGCTGTTGGATCGTAGTAATGACTTCATTGAATAGATCCTCAGTTTTTGTCATAATCAAACACTGCCCTAGATCTTAGTTTCTCGATCTTCTGATTATGCTCAATAGATGCTTTCCAGCCAGCTGATCTACCTACCCAGTAGCCACGTTCAAACGCTCTACTTTGTAGTTTGTAATAAGCCAATACTAGTACGCCTAGAATCAACATGATCCAAAAAAATATTAGACCATCCTGTCTAGCTTCTAGCCATATGTTATTCATTTGTAGCCCTACCTTCTATGCACACACTTTGTGGCATGTCAATAGTGTGACACCTGTGTACGACTTTGTGGATGATTTCGGGCTGTTTTTTGATAACGATTTGATAACGTTATTTGTAGAATTTGCCCTCAAATATGAAGCTGCCATCTGCATTGATAGGAATGGTTATAACCTGAACCTTACGCTCATGCACATAGGCCACAGCAAAGCCTTGTTGCCAATTAGCATAGCCCCTTGTATATGCCATGCCTGAACTGCTTAAATCTACTAAATTGCCAACCTCAACACCCCACACAGTACGCCCTAATTGGCCTCTAGATGCCTCTGTAAAGGCCGATACCCCTAGTCTATGGGTGTGACCACAGACCACGCTCTTACCTAGCCTTCTAGCCCCGTTTAAGGCCGTTTGTCCAGGTACTTGGCTAAGAGGGAAAGCATCTCCATGAACGGCAGTCCAGCCTGGTGCCCAATCGAGCCCAAAAGGGCTGAACTTGATGCCGAGCTTGTCATATCCCATAAAACGCTCATATTGCATTTCTGGTAAGTTGAGGAAAGATGGTAATCGTTTTTTGATTGATCGGTAAAGTCTGATTCCATGGTTACTTCCTAGTACATCTGTTACCCCTAAGTAACTTAATACTTCTTGTGTTTGTTTTCTATCGTCATTTATGTTGCCAACCATCTCATCAATAGTGCCAGCATTGAAACCACCTAGCTGTGGTAAATCAATCTCATCACCAATACAGATAGTCCTATGCGGATTCCATTTGGCTAAAAAGCGGCCTACTGACTTGACAGATTTTTCATTAAAAAAAGGTACTTGCAGATCTGACACGAACGCAATTTTTTTAATCGTCTTCCTCATAATCATCTAGGGGATCTTTTATTGGATCTGTAGTATCGACTATCCAATCTGGATAACTTGTACGATCCATAGCAAAGGCCAAAGCCGTAGATTCATCCATGCCATTCTTACGGCAAGCCTTATATACCTCATTGGCTGCAATAGCCCAGTAATCTAGCTTAGTTAAGACAGGCTCTTTAGTAGTCCTGCGCTTACGCACCATCTTCTTTGGTTTGCGTTTAGTAGCCATGTTGAAATTATGACTTACTTATGATAACGAACAGCTCATCAACACGCTGTTCTAGCCGACTACTTCTTTCATCAATTCTATCGATAGCATCTTTTATCGAGCTGCCACTATTCGGGCGAAGTTCGTTTAGCCAGCCTTTAACTAAGAAGCGAAGCCCTATGAGACCGCCTGATAGCACGGCGATAACGCCAGCGCCAAAGCCAGCCCAATCTCCCGCTGTCATTTCGCATCTGCACCGATGCCATAAGCATTATCGGATTTGTCTAAAGCCCTAGCCGCTGGGCCAGCTAATGCTGCAACTACTACAGACAGTGCTGGGTCTAAACCTAATTCATTACTTGCTAAAAACGTTAAGAAAGATACTAATACCCCACGTGCGTAGGACTTTAGTATTGCTTTTTGCTTTTTGGTTATTTTCATATTTTGCCCCCTAGTAGTGGTATATCGAACGGCTTGCCGTCTTTGTCGCCTGCTTTAGTAAATGAACAATGGATGTGTTTTTTGTGTGGGTTAATGCCACGATACCTGCGCCACTTAAATCCAAATCTTCTTGATGCAATAAAGCCATTATGGATTATGTAAGATATGCGCTTATCGGTTTTAGCACAGACTCTGATTTGGTCAGCCAGATATATCGAGAGCTGTTCGGATGTATCCAAACGAGAATCAATATCAATGGCTCGGACGACCCCAGATTTGTCTGGATTATGATCCGATTTACTGGCGGAATGACGAGCATCACCAATCCACCCATCACTGGTAGTGCGGCGATCTGGATACCAGGTATCAATTTGATCTCTTAATTGAACACCAGCTGCACACAGCCAGGGCTTCATTATTCTTCGTTATCTTCTAAATATTTTAGATAAGCCTGATAATCAGAGTTTGCCAAATCTGTTGGAATAAGTGCGCCATCTGATCTTAAAACATTAGCAATAGTTTCATTTGTAATAGGATCAATTGATTTAATTAGTTTATAAGTAAATTTTGTCATTATAATTCTGCCTCCGCTTTGTATCCGTATGCCAATAAACCAGAGTCCGCATTAGTTCCCCAAGTTGAACCGCTAAAATTTCCACTCCAACCAAAAGTTTGTAAGCCAATTAATGCTACTGATGTTGATTTAACTGCAGTTGAACTGTTATAAAGACTTACCTGACCTGCCGCGCCATCGTGAGCATAGAAAGTAACAGTTGGCGTTACTCTCATTTGCACAGGGAAAACATAATTATTGTAAGCGTTGGCAGAAAAACCACCAGAAGAAGTACCTGTATAAATCATTGTGCCAGAAGGCGTGGTGCTAGGCGCTTGATAATACCTTTGGCAAGCGGCTAACTCGCCTTGAAATGTTCCACCTGAATAAACAAATGCAGTAGCAGTTGAACCCACTTCTAATTTAGATTCAGCAATATAAAGAAAATCACCAAGTGTCGTATCTGTTACATCTGACCAAATAAACAAAATAAGATTTTGAGTGCTTGCAGTATCCACCGCAGCAGTTATTGAATAAGTGGCATAAGATGTAGTTAAATTTAGATTTGCTGGTGTGTTCTCATAAGTAGCGTTAGCAATTAAAGTAGGGTTTGTGCCTTCTGCACCCCAAGCACTTATGATATCGCTAGTTACTGTATCGGCTGTTCCTGACCAAGCCACAATAGCGGCTTTAACATTATCTAATTTAGTGGTAGCAGATACTTTAGCCTTAAAACTAAAAGTAACCGTGTTACCTACTAACCCTATAACATCTTTGTTTTCTATAATAGTTGCAATACCAAACTTTTTATTTACAGTTTCTACATCTAGGGCTATAGCAAATTCACCATTTGTAGGAACTGTTGTAGTGTCTTGGGTAACATCTATTGCATCGTTGCCATCGCTAAGAATATACCAACGATCTAATGTGTAAGCATCATCATTATTAGCACCTGATGTAAAAGATGTGCCACGCTGGGCAACAGCAAAGCCACCATTTATTAAATAGTTTTTGTTTATAGCGGGCGTACCAGTGCTATCTATATTTACCCAAGCGGAACCATCGTATTTGTAAACAATATTATCACTTTTTAGATAAGACATGTTGCCTTCTTGTGGTGATGTAACGGCGGCTGTGCGAGCTGCGGCATCAGCAAATACCCACACGCCTTGCATTAAATAGCCATCTACATCGGCTGCGGTTAATACCTCGCCTGTAACAAAATCCTTAAACCCTAAACCTGCTGCCATCTCTGCTCCTTAGTAACTTAGGACATTATAGTCTAAAGTGCCATAAATGCTATTATTTAGGATAAAAGCGTCTATAACTGGCTCTAGTGTCGTGAACGTGGTTTTCCAACTATTCGGGGTTATATTCATCCTTACCCCAAAAATCTGTAAAGTTTTTTCTAAAATTGATCCACCAGGCTGGGTAGTCTTAACTGTAATTGGATCAAAAAAATCCAGGTCTAAGGCCGCTACTATGCCTGAATTGTAATTAGGTGTATATAGGTCTAAAACTATGGCATCCACACGGATAGAGGTTTCTTGCCTAGAGGCAATATAGGCCTGAGCATAATCTAGGGCTACGGTATCTGATTGCATTAATAGGTTATCTAAAAAGTAACTATGCAAAAAATATTTATCTATGCTGGCTTGATTTAGGGCTACCTGCGGGCTACCGCCAGCTCTAGTAATAGTAGCTTTATTAAATATTAATACGTCATTTAGTACCCAGGTTGCATCAAAGTAAGATATACCAGATCCATCATCTGCAAACACTGTAGGTGTGCCACCAATAGATCCAGCGGTTACCCCTCTATCTTGAAATACAAAATTATTGTCGGCATCAACATAAATAGCACCATATTCAGAATTGGCTACTGTAAATAATGCTTGCAATGCTGTGCGGTCAGTACCTGGATCTGCCTGTAATGTAGTAAGACCTGCATCAATATCACGCTGGGATGTTGGCCATGAAATTTCATCTAATATATCGTTAACACGTGCACCTGATAATTGGCCAGCGCTAGTACCAGCCACTGTGCTTATTTGTGCTAACTGGGCTAATCTAAAAGCATCTACAGCTTGTATGGTAGTTGTTGCCACATCTTCGGATTCTTGTGGGTAAGTTGTAACATAACTTGTAATATATCCTGCGAATATAGGATAAGTTACTGAGCCATAAGTAGCAGTAATCTGCACCTTCTTCATAGGAGTTAATAAGTTATAATAAGGCCCTGATACATTCTGTGGGTTAAAATCACCATTTTGATCTACAATGCGTAGGGTAAGCGAGCCTGTTTGAAATTCATCACTAAGTGCAGTACGGCCTCTATTGGTTTCTATTCTATTTACTTGATTAGATACGTCTACAATTACAGCTGCTGAATCTGCCAATACGTTTGTGTCTAATATGCCTATATCTAAAATCATGGCCTGGGCAAAACTAGGGCCAGTGCTAAAGTTAATTACAGCATTTATTACTGGTACTGTCATTATGGCAACTGTCCAGCTGCGGATGTACTAAATCCGCTTCGTGTAGCAGATTGAATCATCTCCGCTATTAATTGAGAGAATCTATCGCCGCTTTGTGCTGCATCTACAGTTATGTTTACTCTAGGGGCTATATTTCCAGATTCTCTAAGTCTTTCCATAGATATCTCGGCTGCGGTCATGCCAGCATAATTAGTCGAACCTTCTAATTTTGTTCCCAAATTTTGGAAATAACTTTCTGGCAATCCTGTATATTTAACAGAAGGGCCACTTGATATAATTGGACTTAAGCCAATGTTGCCTGATTCTCTCAATCTTTCATTTAAAATTTGTTGATAGGTCATATTTAGATAATTTGCGGTACCTACTAACGCTTGTGCTAATTTTGCAAAGTATTCGATAGTTAAGTTTGTAGCGCTTGTTAATTTTTTTTGTCCTTCAATTCCTTCCATTTCGGCTAATACTTTTTTAGCCATTACCTCATTATTATCTAATATGGCTAACTGTGCTCTTAAGCGTAATTTAGTTTCATAATCTGTCGCTTCATTTAGTGCTTTGGTTATGCCAATGCGCTCAATATCAAACTTGTCTTTAAGTTGGTCTACTGCGCTTTTTTCTTTTAACTTGCTAATTTCTTGTGAGCGTAATCTATTAACTTCTTTTATATTTTTAGCTTCTTGCCTTCTTTGTGCAGACAAAATTCTAGTAGAACTTCTTTCTTGGCCACCACGATCTACTTCTTGGCGACCTGCACCCCTTAATGCTTCTGTGGCTCTTAACACTGCACCAATGCCAGGTATGTTTCTTAGAAATGAACCATCCATGCCAGGTATATTTGTAATTTCTTTTAATCTACCTACGACCTTGCCTAGTCCTACCAATACTTCACTTGTGGCAGTAGCAAAATCTTCCATATTGTTAGTTACATTTTCAATACTGTTATCTTTGCCTAATTGAGATAATGCATCTAATAAACCTTTACCGATTATTTCCTGGGCGTTTTGCGTTGCAACTCTTAATAGATCCATCTTTCCAGCATAGGTATCTAATCTAGCTGCTGCTTGGCCTGAGAACTTATTATTAAGTTCAGCCATAATTGCATCCATGTCGCCAGCCTTTAATAAGGCTTTATCTAGGCCAGCACCTAATCTGCTAAGACCTGTAGTGTTGCCAGCGTAGGCACGTGATAAGGCTGTAGTAACTTGTGTTAATGATCTACCTGTAGCAGCCGATACATCCATAGCCGTAGTTAATGCATCTTGGCTCTTAGTGATTGACCCAGTTACTGTCAGTAATTGCTGGAATGCTGGACGTAATTCATCATCTAATACGCCAGTAGCCCTCTGTAGGTTGTTTATGTATAACTCAACTCCAGGCGCACTGAACTGGTAGCCAGTGTTTCTTAATTGAATCTCTAAAGACTTGGCTGCCTTTTCATCAGCTGCAAACGCTCTTACTGCTTCTTTACTAAATCTAGTTAATGCTGTTACTGAGAATGCTGCGGCAAAGGTTTTACCAAAGGCTTTAACTTGCTTTTCAAATGCACTGATTTCTTTCTTGCCTTTTTTAAGCCCCTTGTTATTAAAGGTGCTGAGTGCCGATACGACTATATTGGCCATTATGCAACCTTCTTCTCTGTAGTTTTATTAAAATGGGTAGCTGTAGCATTGATAGCCTTTACAATTACGCCATAGATATCACCGCTATTTTGTGCCCATGCTTTGTAAATTAAACGGCCTTTAGTCTTACGACCACCACCTCTAGCGCCTTTAACTTTAGGCTGAGATGTAAGGGTTGGTAGATCAGTCACAAACTGATAGCCAGCAAAAGGGTTATTAGAATTATATGCAGCTGTAGATCTACTTCTATTCTTTCTACTACCTGATTGCTTAAATGCCATAGTGCCGCCACCTTCTGCAACAGAAGTAAATGGCGCTCTGCCTTGTGGGTTTAATCTACCTGCGGTTTCATAGATGCGACCAGCAGCGCTTATATTGTAAACATAACTTTCTACTGTATAGCCATTATTAAACCTGCGGTTTTGACCTTCTTTGTATCCAATACCACCTCGGACAGTAGCTGCATCATATTTAGGGAATGGGCGATAATCAACAGTAGATGATATTGGTTTAGACCAGCCAGACAGCACTTCATTGTTACTTACTACAAAACCTTTAGCCTTAGCCTCTACGCCCTTCATAACAGGCTCTACGGCTGCTTTAACACGCCTATACATGTCCTCATCAATAAAGGTTAAGCCATTGATAACGTCTTTAACGCCTACGACTTCTACTGGCATTTCTGACCTCTCTAGCTCTATCATTCAAAACTTGGATTATTGCATTCAATAACTCTGAATCCATATTAATGAACTCACTTGGCGCTATCCCAGTTTCAACGCTTAAAGCAGCGATATTATAAACTAAAGAGTCACGCCTAGTTATTTTTTTTCTTCGTCTAAAACCTCAACAGTTTCTAACGTGTCGATAAACTCAGTACCCCATAAAGGTATCTGTGCGCCAGACCTACGCAAGCATTCGTATGCTAACCAAAAGATTTCGGTCTGCCTTTCGTGCTCACGTAGGACTTTAGAAATTCCAGCGCCGTACTTCAATTCGAAAGCGTACTCGACACCTGGTGTTATCTTGTGCTCAGATACTTCACCATTAGCCCTTGTTATCTTTAGCTTTGCCATTATTACTCCTTAATTAGAACGCCACTGTAGGCGATACTGTTACCACGGAGTTTACTGTAAATGTCATTGAAGATGTAGCAATTTCAGCCACGCCACCCTGACCCAGTGGGGTTAGGTTATTTACCAATATTGAGAATTGATAGGTTGGATTAGCAGCTGACACTGCAGTGCCTTTAACAGTGATTACTGATACTGAAATGGTCTTACCAAATGCATCATTTAGGGTTTGCATAACCTGGCTTGCTGCCCATTCATTGTTAAAGTCAATAGTAAATGTTGAGTTTTCTAATCCAGCCACGTACTTGTGTGATGTATCACCCATAGCTGTAATTTCTAACTCATCTACGACCTTGTTGATTACTGCGCTTGTTACGTATGCGCTGATATCAATAGATGGTGTAGTAGGCGCAGCGTTGGTAGCCAACTTAACGCCGACGTTGTTATTTAAGTATATTGCCATTGTTACTCCTCGTCATTCTTGTTGGTTGTTGCCTTGCCTTTTGGTTCTTCCTTTATTTGGCCTGTCTTGATTAAGAAGGCTAAATCTTCTTCTCTGCTCATTTTAACTCCAGCTCGTTAGTATGGATACTGTTATTTCTGATGTTAGTAAATCTCCACTCGCCGCACTTGTAATAGCTGGAGCGGAAACGCTTGTTATATTCATAACTAAAGATGATCCTGCCAATTTAGTTACTACTGCTACGATAAAATCTTCCATGCCTTTTAGGTTGCCTTGATTATCAAATGCTGGTACTGCCATAAGAATTCTAAAATTAGCCAATGGTGATAATGTTATTTGAGTATTGTTACTTGGCACTAAATACGGATCGCCAGGTGTAATAACCACGCTGTTAGCCAATAATGTAGCTGGTGGAAAACTAAATGTACTCCATACGCCAGCGTTTGCTAAGGCTGTTGCAAGTGTGCCTCGAAGTGTTGTTACGGCGGCCATTAGCCTACCAATGATGCTGGTGCTGAATAAGGCTGGATGAGGCCACGCACTCGGTTAATCAGCTGATAACCCATCCGATAAGGGCTAGCACTGACCCCATCCATACCTACCCCACCAGTCTGGCTTACTTGTCTAGCTTGCCAGATATCAACGGCGAGAATCATCGCCGCTTCCCGAATGGCAGGGATCGCACTGTAATCATCTTCTTTCGTGTCTTGCCCAGATGCTTTACCGCTTGGAATAATGCGATGGAATGGATCGTCTGCGTGTACTTTTGCAAACTGAATAAATGAATATCCGTTAGGGAATGAATAATTGGTAAAGAACGACCAGAATGCCGTGCTAATGCTTACAGGTATTGTTATGCCTGGAATTGTGCCAGTAATTACGTGATTGCCACCATAAGTAGATCCGCAGCCTTCTATCGCTACGCTTTGACCTTTAACAAATATACCTGGGTTTGCTAATACTAATGTGGCTACATTGTTTTGTAATCCAGCGGCCACTACTGGTGCATCATTAAACCATAAATATTGATTAAGTAGATCTTGTGCTGTTTGGCAAACTTCTTCGACTGTTGCCGAACTATAGAGTGAGCCAATACCTAAATTACTGCGTAACTCAGCTTCGGTTACATATGTGGCTGGCATCTCTACTCCTTTTCTAAAAAGCTCCCCCAGGGCTAGGGCTACTAAACCCCAGGGGATTATTACTTGGTTATTAGGACTTCTTGTACTTAACGATTCCGTTAGGCATTTTGGCGATTGTTGCCATGTAGCCGTAAATCGCTACCTGTACTTGTAGGTTTGATACTACGTTTACAGACATGAAGTTTTGTGCTGAGCGGTAAACAGTGAATGCCTCTGGTGCAAGGATAATCGCTGAGTCATCATCAAATGTTGTAGCTGTGAAGTTCTTGTCTACATATAGATCAAGTCCTAGCACGTTACCACGGATTGATGTTGGTGTTACTTGTCCAGCTGCGTTCATTGGTTGTAATGCGTTAAATACTGGGCGCTTTGTTGTATCTTGTGCACCAATTAATGCTCCCCATTGTGCTGGGTTAGCGATGTAATTCTGTGCGAAATAGCCAGTGTTTGTGTAGATAGTACGTGCTGCTTCTGTTGAGAATGCAACGATACCATCTAGGTCTGCTGATGTATTTGTTGCGTTAGCAGATGCTTGGATCAAAGCTGCAAGTACAGTCTGATCTAGGCGCTTCAAATATGCATACTCAAGTTGCTTTGTTAATTCTGCATAGAAGTTAGGATCTGAACGCTCTAACAATTCAACAGATAATGTGTTCATACCTGAGTATTTAGACACTGTACCTGTTAGGTATTGAGTTTCCATCCCTGTATTTTGTACTGCTCCGCCTTCGGCTTCTACAGTTACTTCTGGTGCGACACCATTATACCCACCAACACTGGTGACCAAGGAAGGGACACTAATCGTCATTCCTGAAGTCGGTAAGGTACCTTGGCTGCAAGCATCGATTGCTGGAGTACCAAAACGTGTGTTTGTTACAAACTCACTTAGGTATTGTGTTGGGTTGAATGCTGGGTTGGTTGAGAATGAATCATCAGCTGCAGCTACGTACAGTTTTGAATCATCGTTACCTAGAGCAGCCTTAATCTTGTGCTCTGTGTATGCAGCCATAGATGTAATTGGCGTACGTACTGATGTTTGAATTAGTGGTGCTGTAATTACTGGGCGAGCAGCTTCTACTGTAGGAGTAGCAGCCTCTGCCTTTGCTTCTTGTGGCGCTGTTGCTAAATCTTCCACAGGAGCCTCGCTTTCTGTTGTTTGGTTTGTGTCCTCTGCTTCGTTTTCACTAGCAGCAACTTTAGTTACTTGTGCGGCGCTAAATGCTGGTGTTTCTACCAGGCTAACCTCTTTTAGGGTTGCGCTTGTTACATATAAATAATCTTTTTTCTGTACTGACTTGTTTACATCTACGCCTACAGATAGGCCATCGATTAATTGCTCGCCAGCAAGGATTAAAGCATCTTGACCTTGCATAGATGCGCTAATTTTGAATGATGCGTATATGCCATCTTCTGCTTTGTTAAACTTCTGCATACGACCTATTGGCTTATCTGCTTTGTGTTGCATTAGCATCTTAACTTTGCCAGGATCGCCGATTTCGATTGAGTCTTTAGCAAATACGACCTTACCAACAGAAGTATTGCCTACTTCTTCAAATGGTACAATCTTGCCAGCAATGACTCTGCGCTCTGCATCGGCAGCTTCTATGTGGCTACTGAATGTAAGTTTCATCTTCTTCTTCGCTTCCGTTAGGTGTTAGGCTTTCCATTTCTTTTGCATCATCTACGTCAATTAGACCTAGATTTAACATTTTCTCTATTGCTTCTAAACGCTTTATTGTGTCGGCTCTTAGGAATGATTCTTCAATTTTGAACTTTACAACATGTCCTCGTGGCGTAATGTCATCCATGCTTAGTCGATCTTCAATAGCACAAATAAATGGCTGTAGAGAGTAGGCTACAAATTCTTTGCGACCATCGATAATATTTTGATATGTCATTGAGTTATTCATGTCTGCACTTATGTAATATGCAGGTACGTTCATTGCTCTGGCAATTTGAGTTGCTAAATATTGCTGGCTGTCGTTATACATCATGTCTTTTGGACTAAATCCTGTAGTTTCATAAGATAGAGTAGAAGTTAAGTATGCTGTAGACCTATTTAGACGGCTTTGCTTCCATTGTGCTAATAATCCAGATACTTGTTGCTCTGGCAAATCTGCGCCAGTGTTTTTAATGTAACCACTTGGCATTGGAGTTGCCGCTGCTACTGCTGCGGCTTTTTCAATATCTAATGCACTTTGAATTGTACGTGCTGCTGTTTGTAATACGCCTTGTGTTAATCCCTGGAATGTGATAAGTGAACCAATACCGGACATTGGAGCAGTTTGGCCATCTACATAATAAGCTTCTACTTCTGTACCAAATTTATTTGTTGTAAATGTAACTCTGTTATTTGCTACCCATTCAAAACGTGATGGTCTTAAATCATCTGCATATAATTCTGTAACTCGCCAATAAGCAACACCATAAAAAAGCAAACTATCGACAGTCCATGAAATCGTGACGGATCTTGGTTGCCGATAGTCTGGCTGCTCTATCCAAAGAGGACTCCCCAGTGCCTCACCACTAGACTTTTTGTAAAGTGCTAATGGCAAGTAGGAAACTACACCAGCTATTAAATTTCTGCAACGTGAAACGGCAGGTACTTGCATGGCAAAATTGCGATCTAATCCACCAGGGAAATTACCAACACCTGTTGTAAATGAACCATAGCCATAGGCTGTGTCCATAATGGCAGGGGCGTATTGCGCTTGTACGGATTCAGTTTTTTTATTTATACCCAAAGCAGACAATAGACCCATAGATATACTTTATACCATAAAACGGACTAATGGTGCAAGTTAGACAAAGATTTGTGCAGTTTTTTGTGGTTTAGTCAATTCTGACACCACCATAGCCAAAGATATAGCAGCTGTAACATCACCAGCCGACTTACGCCTAATAATGCGCCAACCAGCATCATTTGTTTTAGCAGCGCAGTTATTTAAATGTTGTACTAGATCAGATTGACCAGAATGGACTATGCGGTTATTGGCTAAGCCATCTGCTAGGTCTGAACATGCCTGGTAAAACGCTTGGCCACTAACATCTTGCATACGCCATCCGCTTTGTTCTAATTTTGTGGCTATTGTTTGTGTGGCGTACTTGTCAAAACAAATTAAATGTGGGTGATATTTTCTAGCCCACTCATTTATGTCACTTGCCATCTTAACTTCATCTATGGCTATATCACTATGCCAAAGTTGTGCAAGTCCTACAGCTACTTTGCCATCTTTTATCTGACCCATAACCAAAGCGCCAGATCTTCTAGTAGGTGCAATATCAAAGGCCATTATAGTCTGAGGGCCGACAGGTATTTCTAACGTGCTATCGCTACATGCTTCAATAGATCCATAAACCCAAGGGCTTTGTGTGCTATCTACCCACTGGCATAACATTTCAGTACGTGTAGCTTCTATGCTGTTTGTACTTACGCTTTCTTCCAGTGTTTGCTCAGTTATTAAATGCCCTAATGCTGGATTAGCCATAGCCCAGGCTTTTTTATCATGTATTTTGCAATGCTGTGGTGCGCTGTATTCGTAATAACCTAGATTCTCTGGTGGATAAGACTTACAACGCTCTACTAGATCATTTAACACTGTACTAAACCCATCACCTGCGTTGCTTGTCATTAATGTCATTGAGTTTGGCCTTGCACGTGTTACTGGCAGTGCAGCTGTAAAGGCTTCTTCTGACCATTCACGTAATTCGTCAATGTATAGGAAATCTGCCGTCTTACCACGTGGCGCATCTCTGGTAGCTGCTGCAATCTCATACCTAGCACCATTAAGCAAACTAATAGATTCTTGACCATTAGCCAGGCGTATCTGCCTTACCTGATCTTTTAAAAATTGGTTATCTTCTATTGTGTATGCAACCTGCCTAAATGTATCTAATGCCATATTTCGATTAGATGACATGCCCAGGACATTCTTAGAACCCCATAAGAATAGATGGCTTAATATGAGCATACGTGCTAAGTGTGTTTTGCCGTTTTGACGTGCTACTAATACTAGAGCTGTTTTCTTTCGCCAGTTATCGGATTCATCTGTAGATAAAAGATCCTGTAATACAAAACGTTGCCAGGGGATTAAAGGTAAACCTATTTTCTCAGCTAGATCGGCAACCTCATTTACTTTGCTATTGCCTTTTAGTAAAGGCGTGTGGATTCTAGGCTCGGTGCTGCCAATTAGCCCGACCCCTCGTTTAATCTGGCTTGATTCAGTATTAGTTTGCATCAAAGTCCAGCGTATCTGGTTTATTAAAAGGTGAGTCTGGCACTGTGCTGGTGGTCTCAGGGAGAGAAGGTTTCAGAAAGACTGGGGGGGTCGCCTTCTGGCTAAAAAAACGCCCTCCTTTACGGCTATTGTCCTTTTTGCACAGGCTTTGTAGGTTATCCAATGCCCACATATCACCACCCTTTACACGTGGATATATATGATCTACTGTGTCAGCCACACCACCACATATAGCGCAGATCCAACCGTCACGATCAAGTACTGTAATGCGTAGCTTCTTCCACTTACCACTACCTAACGCACGTTCACTCATCTACGTAAATGATCTTCATTGTTATGTGTCTTTAATCTATGACAATTAGCACATAATGTTTGTAAGTTAGATATATCGTTATTATCCCTATTACCATCTATGTGATCTACATCTAATTGAGCTTGTACTACAGCTACAAACCCACATAATTCACAATATGTCTTTTTGTGTTTTCTATATTCACACCTACATGACCAGCATTTCGTATCGAATATTTGTTGACCACTTGTGGCTCTACCTCTTGGTCTTACCTTTTTTCCACAATGGCAAGTACCTCTAATTGTTAAACCATATATAGCCATTAATGCCATCCCTTACGCTTAAAGTGATCTAATGCTTTACACATAGAACCATAGCGCACTAAGTTATATTTAATGCCCCATTCCACTTGACGATACCCGTCTACTTTAGATAAGTACTTACTTCTACCTTGAGGTATACCATAATGTGAACCATTCTTAGCTTTAGGATTCCATCTACTCTCTTTATGATATAACTCATCTAAGCAATAGAACTCAGTAAATGAATGATTTAACTGAATGAATGCATATTGTTTGTAATGCATAGGTTTGTTGATAACTTGAGATTCAGCTCTTTCAAGGCTACTCATTTGTGCTACAAATAGAGCGGTGCCAACTAGCGTGCACCTTGCGAGCCATCCCCTACGGGGCTCGCCTTTTCGCCTTGAGGGCGAATGCGATCTAGAGCGTATCATATGGTGTCAAATCACCGAACAAAACCGCAGGTCAGACGGCATGTCGTGATACGTAGATCATCACCTTCTTGCCAGGTTTGATCATAGCCAATCTCGGTCATGGCTTACTACCCCAACCTCTACCCTTTAGCACAATACCTGGTGCTGAGTACAAACGATTCATAGAAATCTTGCATTTAGGACACTCCATACCGGAATCATCCTCTTTGTAAGTCCTATGTACTGAGCCATAAGTACCACATTCTCTACAGCTGTATTCATAAGTTGGCATCTTTACCCCCAATTAATTGGCAAGTGTGGCAGACCACGGATTGAAATTTCCAACTACCACACTTATCACATCTGGATATGTCTTTGTCAGGCACATCCAAAGCTTCGACTATATTCTTAACCCCTACGCAGCCACAATCCATGCATTGATAAAGCTTAAATCCATCTGGCATTTCCGTAGAATCTAGCCATAAGAACTCAGTATTACGCTTACATCCATTGCATTTGAACTGCGTGTAACTAGTCACGATTGATCAGCTCATGGCATCTAAAGCATGTGCCATCTCTAAAG